GGTTAAAGCAGAAATCCTATATGAGGATAGTACATGGCATGGTATTAACATGATTGCCCCACTAGACATGAGCGGGGCTAGTGGAACTGCTGCTTCCTCTACTACGGCATCAGGAACTTCGGTAGATACTACTTCGGTATCCTATCTATCTAAAAGTTTATGGCCTGGGGAAGGGTATAATGCAGGTACTAAATCAGATGGGTCTACTAGTGGTGTAAGCTTTGAAGTAAAGGCTATCGGTGGACACACAACTAATAACCAAGTTAACGATTTGGGAGTGGCTGCTGAGGACTTTAAAGCGGGTACTGTCTCTGCTTCTTTCCTGGAAGATGTAATTGGAACTACTTATGCGGGAAGAACTTCTAATTATATAACAGCTAATTTTGCATCAGGATCTAATGCTGATGGAACTTTAGACGATACTCTAGGAGTAACAGCTATAACTTCCTTTGAAAAGCCTCTTACTAGCCTTGTAGGTACAGCATTAACAATTGTTGGTGACCAGACTGGTGCTGCGGGTCCTGCTGATCCTCGTTTTGTCAAGTTGGTTCAAGGTACTTACAATTTAGGAGGAGGTACTAATGGTATCCCCACTACTGATGCGGCTGTTGCTACAGCAATTATAGGAGCAGTACAATCGGATGGTGGGAAGACTGGTATTGAAGCGATGGATGATCCAGTGCTTAATATTTCAATAGGTCTCGCTCCTGGTCCAGGCGTAGGAGATCTTCAGAATGTACAAAATGCTCTTATTACTAAAGCAGAAGCAACTACAGATTTCCTAGCTCTTCTTTCCCCTCCATATGCGATTGGTACCCCAGGGGATGCTATCAACTGGAGTAATGGATTTGCTACTCAGAGAACGGCTGCTATAAATAGTTCTTATGGTGCTATTTACTGGCCTTGGTTAAAGGTATTCCAGGTCTTTGATGGAAAAGATCGTTGGTTAGCTCCTGAGATTTATGGTGCAAGACAGATTACCTTTACAGATAGTGTTTCAGACCCATGGTTTGCTCCCGCTGGTTTTGTAAGAGGACGTTTAACTAAGCCTACAGATGTTGAAGTTATTCTAAACCAAGGGGACAGGGATTCAATGTATTCAGGAGGTAACTGCCTGAATCCGATTGTTAATTTCCCACAGAATGGTATTGCTATCTTTGGACAAAGAACTTCTCAAAGACAGCCTACTGCTTTAGATAGAATTAATGTTAGACGCATGATGATCTATATTAAGAAACAAATTCTTGCTTCTACTCAGAGGCTAGTATTTGAGCCTAATGATCCTATTACTTGGGAAAGGGTTGTTACATTAATTCAGCCGATGTTGGCAGATATTTCCATGCGACGAGGAATCACAGAGTTTAAGGTTGTCTGTGATGAGACCACTAACACCCCAGTAAGGGTTGATAGGAATGAAATGTGGTGTAAGGTTCTTATCAAGCCTACGAAGACTGCGGAAATGGTAGTGTTCGAACTAAACCTCACTAATCAATCTGCTCAAATAGCATAAGTATATAAGGAACTATTTAAATGGCAACAAAATCACATTATGGAACTAACACGTTCTCTCGTACTCTAACTCCTCAGTCAGTATCTATGCCCTTGATTTCACAAGGACTAGATTCTGTAAGGACCTATCAATGGGAAATTCATTTTGAACTCCCCACCAGTATTTCTGGGCAGACTACTGTAGAGAAGTTAGTTTTAGCTGCTAAACAAGTTACAGCTACAGGGTTTTCTTCTGAAGCCATCGAAGCTCATCGTGTAAACGATAAAGTATACTATCCAGGCAAGGCTTCTAATGATGGTGTTACCGTAACTTTTGATAACTTTTATGCAAACAACGGCAAAATAGCCAATCTCTTATGGCAATGGTTCCAGACTACTTATGATCCCATGCGTGGTGTTTTTACGTCTGGGAATAAAGTTCAAAAAATGACCATCCTTAACCTAGGTCCCACCCAAGCTCCGCAGTATGAGACTACCTTAATTGGAGTCTGGCCTAAGAGTTGGAAGTCTGCTGAATTTAACTATGGTACCAATGAATTCCACACTATTGAAGTAAACTTCGCTTATGATTTCATGAATCATGGAGATCTCTAATAAGAATGATAATTCTACTATAAAATATACATAACATATAACAAAGCCCAGCCTGGATTTTTTTGGGCTGGGCTTTTTCTATGATATAACATCCAATGGAATACTACAACTCACTACTAGAAAGCTACGATCTCCTTAAAAAAAGAAAGTTTAAGCTTTCTTTGAAAGAGCAAGATGTTGGAGGGGGTTCTACGGATGACCAAATACAGACTGTTATAAGTACTGCTACTGGATCTCCCTCATCCAAACCAGGAGAGGCACAAACAATAAATGATGTAGAATTGTGGTTAAAAAAAGGTACCCAACGTGTTATGGGTAGGTTGGGGTCAAGAAATGGAGAATTGGTAGGTGAGAACGGCCAAAGAGTTGAAGGACCCAATCAGGATATGATGTGGAAAAATATGTTTCCAGGAGAAGAGGAGCCTACCCCTGATAAGGGGCCCGTGGATACAGGAGTGGATACTCAACCCCTGTTAACTGCTAACACAGATCTAGGAAAATTTATTGAAAGATTGAAAGATTTTGAAGAGGGAAATTTAGAAGACCAACTAGAAAAAATTAAACTTAACCAAACTCTTTTGCAGAATATTCCTCTTGTAGATATGGAAGAAACTCTAAGGATTGTTACTGAGTTTTTAAATTTATCTCTATTAATATATAACAACCCTGTTGACGCTAATAAGGGAAATTATGCCGAGAGGATCACGAAATTTTTAGAAGATAATGACGTTATTAGAACTCCAGAGGGGGTAATTTTATTTAATGGGCATTCTATTGGGATTACTTCGGATGAATCTCCTCTGGGGAGGGCGATAAGAGAGTCTGCTAGGGAGATAGATAGAGTCCAACGTAGGAAGGTAGCTAAAGCCAGAGGGGGCAAAAGAATAGTGCGTAAAGCGTTGCCAGATGCGGATAGGGGAACGGTGGGGGAGCTAATGGATTCTTTGGAGCCTGACTTTGAAAAATGTTTAGAGCAAGGCTTTGAGACAAAAACCAGAAAAGATGATCAAGCGGAATGTAATGCATTTTTTGATAAATTAATTGACCGTGTAGCCGCAGGGGAAGGAAAACTAGTAGCAGAAAGAGTAGTTGAAACCTTCCTCATTGGTATAGCAGCGGGAAAGGATCAGCTTATTATTAAGGAAGAGGAAACCATTGATGTAGCCATGGCAAGATATGTTAGAAACAAGATAATGGAACGTAATGGAATGACTGAGGATCAAGTGGAAGAGTACTTTGATTTGCTGATGGGTAGGTACAGCGATGATACGGAGAAACAAAAAGTAGCGATGGAAGCTTTATTTATGATGGTCTTTGCTAACGGAGATTTTGCTAGAGCTATTCATGGAGATGCTGTTCCTACAAGAACAGAAGGAACAGGGCAAGGACAAGCAGGAAGAAGTGATCTTACGGGAGCTAAAGTAGATGCGTTGGACATTTATTGTAAGGATGACGGGTACGAAGGAAAAGAGAGAATAAGAAATCAAATTAAAGAGAATCTTCTTTCTGAGGAACAAATAAAGTATTACGAATCGGCATGTCCCCCCCGAAGTATTGATGACATATTAGACAATGATTTAATTAGAGACCCTGATGAGTGGTGTTACCAAGTTGACAGAGAAATTAAAATTCATGGAAAAGAGGAAGGTTCTGGGTCCACATGGGGGGAAACGTCTCACGACAAAAGAAGAGCATTGTGGGATCATCTGTGTGAAGATACAAAGGGGAGTGACGAAGGGGAGTTTTACCAAACTCAAGCCGCGAATATAACATTAGATGATAAAGAAAAAACTTTTATGGATAACATAAAAGAAGATTTTCTAGGAAGTTTTTGTGAAGATAAAGAAACTAAGGAGCAGGGGGTCGCTAATAGAAAAAAAGGGGAAGCGGCTCTTCTAGAAGCGTGTGAATTTAATAATCAAATGGATAGAGAAATAGATCCGTATTTAAAAATTTTACAGCCTGGGGCCTGGGTAGATGGGGTCCCAGATGCGGCAGGAGAAATGGTTGGACAGTGGTTTGATAAAAAGTATGGTCCTTCCGATAAGGAAAAAGCGAGGACCAGAGCAAAATCAGCTATAGGCTGCATGAAGCTGTCCCAGACTAGAATGAACAACATGGAAAGAATGAAAGAGTATCAGGAAATGGACAAAGCTTCTAGGGATAAAAAGGAACCTATTCCTATGGATCCTGCTGATCAAGCTGATTATCAAACAGCCCAAGAAGATCAAAAGAACTGTAAAGAGTTAGATAAAATGAAAGGAGAAATTCAGAACGCAGTATTTACTAAACACCTGGATAGGGATACTGACGAGAACGGATACCTTATTAGAGGGGGACTAGGGTTCGTTAAGCTACAGAGTATGGCTACTAGTATGGGACATAATGAAACTCTTAATGACAAAAGAATTTTAGAAGAAGATATACAGAAGTCTGGGCTAAGGAATGCGGAGCAAAGGGCTAACATAAAACACGCTAAATATAAAAGATCTAAGAGAGGAGGTAAGTGGACTACTACTGTGAGTATAATTAATGAAGACTTAGATCCAAAGGAAAAAGGAGACAGGACTCAACGTACTAGAGCTACTTTCAACGCGGAGAGAGGAGAATATAAAGTAAAATCAGGAACCAGCAAAAATGTTTTCAACACTGTAAAGAAATCCGAATCTGCTGACCCAGAAAGTTTTGAAGACCCAAGAAAATCACCTAAGGACCCTGTCAAGAAGAAGACAAAAACTGGGGAAGACAGTAGTGGATTGTTTAAAGACTATTTAAAAGGTCAACAAAAACTACTAGAAATTCTTCTTAATCAAACCACATAGAGTCCCAACACTTAATTAATTCCTCAAAAATATATACTTTATAAGTTTTATTCTTGTGTATGTTTATGTGTGTAAGTTCTTCAGGTAACTCAATCTCTCCAGGTATAATAGCTAATGCTGACTG